TCATCCTCGAACTGAGGTTTCATTGCCTCAACAATCTTGTCGTGAATCTTCTTACCATACTTGTAGAGGAAGACACGACCCTCGTTCTCAGGATGAAGGGGATCCTTGACGACATAGATGTTGGAGTAGTAAGACAGTTTACGCTTCTGCTTACGAGCAATCTCCTTGTCAGAGTCAAGACCACTGTTCCAGAGGACTCGGTTCAGGTCACCAAGAGGATCCTTCTGACCGAGAGTGGTCAGGGAGTTCTCGATGTACCAACCACCAGGACCTTGGAAGGCATGAGACCAGACCTGTGCCCAGGGCAGATCTTCACCAGTGGGAGCAGGAAGGAAGCGGATGACTGCATAACCGTTACCTGCTTTGTCCACCTCTGGTTTCCAGAGGCGTTCGTCGGGACCATTGCCCGAACCTTTACTCATCTTGTCCAGTTCTTTGGTCAGAGCAGCGATAGAACCACTGGACTTTTTGAGTGATGCGAAAGACATTGTATTCTCCGTGTGTGTTTTGTATTTGGTCTGTGTGTCCCTAGGGACACAGTATTTATAGCATCAACCGAGTTCCTTGACAAGGGCATTGTACCCCTTGATCAGTTTGGAAAACGAGACATCATCAGGCAGCGGAAGCAGCAGACCACCCTGAGTCAGTCGGATGTCAGCGTCGAAAGGAACAGTGGTCTCTTCGACAGCGTTAGGATACTCATGGACAGTCAGGAGATCTTCCAGAGTGTCGTTGCAGTCGGACACATCAACGTCCAGTTCAGTCTGCATGACCTGTGTGTAACGCTCACCGAGAGCACCCTTCCACGAGTTCATGTGGCGGATACGAGAATCTTGTGCCCACTTATCCCACTTGGAAGTGGTCTCACACTCACGGTAAAAGGTCTCACGCAGCGTCTTCACCATACGCTTGTACTCCTCACGAGTATACCCTGGCCAGGTGGCAGAGATAATTGCTCGCGACCAGTGGAGATATTGTGCGGTCTTAATGTTTGTCTTCTTAGCATTGAACTCCAAGATCTCTTCGATGACAGAAGTATAGTTCTGCATCCAATCGGAGTAGAGTTCTGGATGTTTCTTGTATAGGTCTTTCTGTGTGAACCTAAACGTCTTAGATCGTTTCATGTATTCGGCATGTGGTGTCGTGAGGACCCCAGTAATATAAGGCATGAAAAAGGGGGTGTCAACCCCCTGCTTGTAGTTCTTTTTTCCAACCGATCAACTTGTCTTCCATGACCTGTAAGATCGCTAGCAGGTTGCCCTGCCCTCCTGTGTAGATGGATGACATCATGTCGATCCGTTCCTTCATGTTCTTGACTTCGGACTCGTCGTCCCCGTCCTCTTCCACATAGTTTGCCATCATCTCCAAGCGAGAGTAGAAAACTTTCTGCTTGGCAATGAGTTCTAGTGTCTTGTTGATGTGTTCGATCTTCTGACCAGGATCAAAGTTCTCAAAGTCCTGAGACATTTTGAGCAGGTCAGTGTATGTTGATTGCAATTCGTTCAGTTCTTCTTGAACGATTTCTGACTTAAAGAATTCGTCAGTCATAGTTTTCCTCCTACCACGCCATTGTTTACGACGCGGGTGTAATCGTCTAGTGATCCATCCTGTACTGCTTTCAGGTGCCAACGAGAGACTGTAAGGACTCCCTCATAAGTAGCACCAGTGATGAAGTGTTGACCCAGTGGTTCTTTTAGGATGGATGTGTAAAGACCAAAGCGTGTCTTCTTAATGTAGAAAGCATCATCAATCCACTCAACGTCCAGAGGGATCTCCTTCTCTACTGTACCGCCAAAGGATTGGGCGAGTTTAGAGCGGGAGGATTCCACGACTGGTTCGTTTGATGCAGTTGAGTTGTTGGGCATTGGCTTTGATCTTGTCTTTGAGTGGTTTGCTGATGAGTTTACCTACCATTTCAAACTCGATCTCATACTCTTCACACACTGATGCAACTGCTTCGATGTAGTTGATGAGACCGTTGTTGTTCTGTACGGTATGTTCAACTAGTGCGCTGAACTTGTTCTGTGTCATGAAGTTCTCTTCTAGTTCTTTCACTTGATACTCTCCTGAAAGAATCGATAGTCTTTGATCCATTGGCAGAGCGTATCAATGTATGGTATCTTATCATACTTTTCAACGACCTGCGTCTGACCGTCCTCCGCAACAGAAAGTGTCACAAGTTTCTTAACTTCGACACCCGTACGTTCCCAGTACATGTAAGCATACGCTGCTTCCTGTACGAAATACTTCTCCAACCAGGACTCCTGTTTGAGTTCCTTAGTTGTCTTGAAGTCAATGATTGCTAGATCATCATCAAACTCAGCAATACAGTCAACACGGCCAGCAACGCATAGATCATCAGAATAAAGAGGGGCTTCAAGAACGTGAACATTATCAATACGATCAAGCACCTCACGAGCAGCCCTGAAAAGGATCGCGGGTAGACCCGTGCTCTCCTTAACTGCTTGAAGATTCCCTTTGATGTAGTTCTCGACGATGCCATGATACTTGGTGCCTCTCCATGATGATGTGCGACGGATCTTCTCCGCCTCAGTCCAACCAACTCTCTTCTCCCACTTCCTAATACCCTCAATGGATTGATGTCCTACGACAGTAGTCACAGAGGGATACCAGTTACCATTGGGCGATTTATAGAAGCGACCCTTTTCACCTGTCCTGCTTTCAAGTTCTGTCAACTCAGAAGCAGGACCCACATGATTAAATGTCTTCATCAATTAAACCCGAGATTATTTTTGGAGATGAGATACTCACGAACGATACCAGAACGAACGATGTCTTCAATCCCAAACTCCACACACTCAAACGAGGGCATGGTTTGAAGGATCTTCATGAAGTCTAGCACACCAGTGCGCTCGTTGCTCTTGATGAGGTCAGACTGAGTGTAGTCACCAGAGAAAATAATCTTGGCGTCTTCACCAACACGGGTGATGATGGAGTCTAGTTCATGGAAGTTCAAGTTGGAGAACTCATCCACAATTATAATGCACTTGTCAAGAGTGACACCACGAATGAATGACGTGGACCAGAAGGAGACAGTCTCTTGTGCTCTGAGATTATCGTAGAGCATCTCGAAACTATTATCATCAGGCATGGTGAACATGTACTTCACCATGTTCTTGTATGGAATCTGGTACAGGTTACTCTTATCTTCATGGTCGCCAGGCAGGAACCCGATCTCTCTGGTAGGCACCAACGAACGGACCATGTAGATCTTCTCGTATGGAGACTCAGGATCTAACACCTGCTGCATAGCAAGGTAGAGACTGATGAAAGTTTTACCTGTACCAGCAGCACCATGTAGCACCAGATTCTTCCCCTCAGCATACGCATTGAACACCTTCTCCTGATTATCAGTCAGGGGTTCGATAGTTTTAAGGTGATCTAGGTTGATTGGTTTCTTCCGTCTCATCTGTTTGGCTGTCATACCATTCATGTTCGGAGTTTTCTGACGCTTTCGTGCAGCAGGCATATCAAGTGTAGTTACTAAGGTTTGCTCTGGGATGCTCGGACTGAATCTTTTGCATCACTTCCTTGAATCCATCCGACTGTTTAGGTTTGCCGTAGGTAGTACCTGCGACACCTGCTTGCCAATCTTTATCCCATTCGGGGTTGGCTTCTCTCCACTCGGTGTATTCTTTCATGGTCATTGAGAATTCTTTCTTCTCACCAGTGACCTTATTTATTACAGAATAAGTAGGCATTAGTTTTTCCTGTTTTGTGGTTGTGCAATGGCACAGATGTACTTTGCCGTTGGCATGTCTGCCTCGAAAAGTTTCTTTGCCTCATTCTGAGATGCTGCCATGACTTTCTTAAAGTGATGACGATTCCCAGTGCTGTTCAGGGTGTAGGTGATCTGATAGGGATACTGTTTCATGGGATAAGCAATGCAGATTGATAACAAGGATCGTCATTCTCAGGGCAGTCACAGTCAGAAGAACACCAACCCAATGCCTCAGCAACAGTTGGGAACTGACATACGAAGTGACGCTTACAGAGTTCAGCGATCTCCATGTGCTCTTTCTGTGTACCGTTAGCAGTACGCAGATTTATATAATGGATCCATGACCTGAGATTTCCTGTCATGTATAATTTTGTCCCTACGGCGAGGGGAAGCACGAAGCGAGCACATTCCTTTGCCACGCCTGCTTCAAGCATCTGCTGGTACAGATCCATACCATGCTTGAAGTGATCCTGCATGAGGATCTCAAACTTTTGAACCACAAAAGGATCCAGGTCATCGATACTGTTCTGTCTGTTCTTGGTGTCTTGACGACGCAGTTCAGGCAGTTGGATGTCACCCAGTTCAGACGAGTCTGCATACCGCTGGGAAAACTCTTGGAAGCAGAACGAACGGTGCCTCAGGATTTGAGCTGCCAGTCCCCTGGTAGTCTCAATCTGCAAGGTCATGCTTGCCTGCTCAAACACAGACCAGTGTCCATGCTTGATGCAATACTTCAACAGACCAGCAACCTTAGGGTTGTCCTGGTTTGCTGGGTTGCTCACGCGAGCGATGTAACCGATAGTTTTCTCTGCATCAGGAGTGACAGAGACAAGGCATACTTTGGGTTTCATTTAATAAGAAGGCGAGAGACGAGATATAGTCCTAAGGATTGAAAGTATCCTATCACAGGTAATCCAAAGATGGCAGGCATTGAAACATTCCATGCTGCCCAGATAATAAACGGAGCAACAATCATTCCACCAATGAAACCAAGGGTAGTAAGTGCCACCATCTTACTATCCTGATCAGTCCAAGGTTGTTCTTCATCATCAGGTTTCTTGATGTTGAAGGTGTACATGGAGTTCTTCATTTCTTTTTCTTGTCCTTTTGCTGAGACCCATACAGTTTAGGATTAACTCTCCCTTCTGTCTGGGTCATGTTTACAAAGTCATGGCGGTAGTGATCCCAATAGTGATCAAAAATGTCCACTCGTTTGGGAGCAACAGCAATGTCAAACTTAGTCATACCATCTAAGGTATACTCAATCAGATAGGCAGTGTAAGGCAGGGACCTGTCTTGACTCAATGATGGGTCACAGTCCTCGAAGAGTATCTTAATCTTCAAGAGCGTCCGCCCCACTGGATAGCAGGGAATGCCTCAGTGACACATGCCTTGGTGACTTTGTACTTCTTACCAAGAGACTTGTCCTTAGCAGCAATGACAACCTCTGCCTCATCAGGATGCAGTCCTTCAAGCAGTTGGATGAACATCTGCTCACGCTTCATGCCACTGATGTTAGATCCACCCTTGAAGAAGTGGTGGAGGATACGTGCTTCATGTTCCAGACGTGTGTGCTCAGTGCCAGCAGGTGCTTCGTTCTTGTTGTACGGAGGAGCACCCTCAGGCAGCATGGACACGATGGACTCATCGTAGTTGATGATCAGAATAGATTTGAGTGCTTGACTTACGTTGTCTTGCAGGATCTTAATCTTTTCTGCCTTAGTCTTTGCGCTGTGTGCCTTTTGTAGGACTTCGGAGATTAACAGTTTCATATCAAAAGTCAGTGATGTGATCTAGCATTTCGGTCAACTCATGTCTACCAAAGTAGACATACATCTGTCCTCGACCAGGAGGTTCAGTAGTTTCAAATGTATTTATGATGTCAGAGTTAACCTGGTCTGGAATACATTCAAAGTCAATGAGTTTACGATTGCGTTCGTAGTTCTGTGCAGTTACATCATCGCAGAACTGTTCGGGAGACATGTCCAACCACCGTTCAAGTTTTACTTTGGACAGTGGGCGTTGACGTTTGCCAGCGACAAAGGTGTCATCATCAGACAGGTAGTTAGGGATACCATCTCCTCTATCACCTTTGATGATGTGCTCCAAGAGATACTTCTTGGGGTCCTCGCACTGGACAAACTTCTTCTGGATAGGATTGTACTGTGAGACAAACTTATACCGTTGGAGTTGTTGGAAGTCTTTGTCCCCACTCATGATGAGAACTTTCTGTGCTGGTTGCATGTTGTTCTGCAACCTGATGTTACGGTATGCTTGGTCCTTTACAAGGGATGCGATGACATCATCTGCCTCGGCACCATCAACTTCGATAACCTTGTAAGGAAGATTCTCTTTGATCTCGTCACGAATACGATTCAAGACTTCAAAGATCTCATTCCAATCCAGAGAAGACTTCTCTCGATCTTTCTTACGTGTACCTTTATAGTAAGGAAACTCTTTGCGTCGCCAGTAATGCTTGCTGTCATAACAAAGGACCAGTTCACCATACTCCTTACTAAACTTAGAGCGATAGTATCGCAATGAGTTCAGTACCATATGGCGGACTAGTCCTTCGCTGATAGTCTGACTGGTTGACAAAGAAACCATCAGGTTGCTGATGCAAACCTGATTCATATCAACAAGGATCATTAGACCTCAATCGTCTTCGTCAAACATCATATCATCTTCGTCATCGATGTGCAAGTAGATCAGAGGCTGGTCAGTCAGTTCTCCGTTCTCGTCATACATCTCTGGATGCATAGCAATCCTGGCGTACTCTGCACGGTCAACCCACACGTCAAAGATATGCTTTAAGTTCCAGGATGCCAAGAATCCCAGAACAAAACTTCCGATAGTAAGGAAGAAAGCAATGTAAAGAAATGAAGCATCTGCCATGGCATCCTCCTATGTGGTCTAAGTATTTATGGGCGAATCCAAATAATTCTCTGAGTATGCTACGTCCCACAACTCAATGAGGATAGTTTCATACTCTTTGTATGCTTTACCATCTACAATACTGTTCAGTTGCTTAGCACGAACAGCATCATAGATAAGTTTCCACTGGTGATGATTCAGATTCATTTCTTCTTCACTTTGGTTCCAGGTTTACGTCCTGGTTTACGCTCTGCATGATAATCCCAAGCATCCTTCAAGATACCATAGAGATAGTCTTTGACCTTTCGTGCTTTGGGTTTGGGTAGGTAACCATATGCTTCACGCAGAACCTTGTCACCACCCTTGATGTACTCTTCCAGTTCTAAGACAAGGAAGTTTAGGTTAGCAGCACACTGACTCTCAATGAACTCATTGGTCTGTCGTCGTGTCCACTTGTTTGTTTTTAAGTATGGGTACAACCTGAACAGGAACTTCTGCTCAGTCATGGCAAGATCTATGGACCTGTCCACAAGTTCATAGAGTTCCTGTTCATTATGTTGGGTCATCAGAGGCACTTGTTCTCACGAAGATAGGCAATCGACTCGGTGCATCCACCGATCTTGTTCCCATTGATCAGAACCTGAGGGAAGGTAGCACGTTGACCGAACTCCTGTCGGAACTGGTCGCGAGTGAAGTTCTGATCGAGAACAAGTTCACTATACTGCCAACCTCTCATCCTGTAAACCTCTTTGATCTTTGTGCAGTAGGGACACCCAGGACGAGTGTAGATAACTGTACCACCAGGATTCTTAGCCATAATAATTTCAGGTAGAGATTAAAAAAGGGGACCGAAGTCCCCCTTATATATTACATCAACGCGATTGGGATCAGAAGGAATACTTCACACCCAGTTTACCACCGTATCCACGGTCGATGTCACTGTCGCCAGAACCTTGGAAGGAGACTTCACCATAAGCACCCAGGCTCTCGGTCAGAGCAACGCCCAGACCTGCCTTACCAGAAGGAACGGTGTCATCAGAAGCACCATCGGGAGCCAGGTAGGAAGCACCACCTTGGACGTACCAGGAAGCGGACTCACCGAGGGCACCCTCGTAGCCTACGTGGAAATCAGTCGTTGCACCAGTGTAGTTCGTGCCCGTCCAACCAGCATTGGTTTCCACGTTCACGTAGGGACCTGCAAGGGCAGCCCCAGGAGCGGCGAAAGCGACAGCAGCAGCGGCAGCAGCGAAAGCAGTTTTGATCATTGTTGTTTACCTTTTAGTTACTTGCGGAATGGTTACCCGCAGATGAATAGGGACTCGACGTGTCCCGTTTGTTACAGACCGTTAAGTCTTAACGGTATATGTATAATACCACAGACTTCAAAATCGTTTGCCTTGTGACAGTTGGGTTAGGAAAACGTAACAACCAACACAATTCGACGACCAGATGTCGGTGGAATCATACAATGCATACCATCAAAGACAACGATGTCGTCCTCTTTGGGGTGATGCATCTCGCGAACCTTGTCGGTTCGTTCAGTAAGTATAGTAGGTCCCCCTGCGTCTGTCAAGTACACGAGCAGATTCTTGTGGGGGAACTGGTGGTCCACATGGGGTGGGGTCATCTTGTCGGACCCAGGATGGACCAGGTTGGCATTGACTCGGTACAGACAGTTCACAGGGATCTGATTGTACTCAAAGATCTCTTCGATAGCAGGGTAGATCTTCTCGAAGTAATTAGATGCAGGTGTGGGGAACAGGGTGCCAGAGATGTTCTCCCACCTAGGACGTGCTAACAGGACGTGACTGTAAAAACCATCCTGATTGAAGTCACTGAGTTCTGAGTTCTTTACTGTGAAGTCTGTCCAGTACCAAGGGAAGTCATTACCAACGACGAATCGTTTCATCTCCCGATACTGTAAGGTATCAGGAGCTTTATATAAAGTGAAGGTCATTCTTTCCTTAGAGCATTACGAATCTGTTCAACCTGTTCTGGTGTGGGTTCTTGATCCACCACGATAGGTTCTTTGGGCATGTCTTCGGTGATCGATTCCAGTTCCTCCATTGCCAGAGGAACGTTCTCCAACAGTTCTGGATCCTGTTCAAGACGATCCATCTCACCCAACCAACCGTAGTGATACTTCTTCCATGCTTTGAGCATCTTCTTACGACCCTTAGGATCGTCAGGATACTTGCGTAGGATCTTTTGTAGACCTGTCAGTTTCTTGACACCATCTACAATCATACGATCTGTGTTCTTAGATCTGCCACCGTTACCAGGACGGTCAGACCAATCACCAAAACCTTCTGACATTAGTAAACTTCCTCAATTTCGATTCTAAATTTAACACGGTCCTTCTTCTTCTGGCAAAGATACCAGATGTTAGAACTCCTGTTGTGTGATTCTTGATAGAACACTTCCTTAGGAGAGTAGGAGTTGTTGTATCTATCATCAGGATCTTCACCCACAGTTTGTACTCTAATCTTCTTAGGTAATTTATCTGGGTGACCAGGTAGGATGTTAGCACCATTATCCCTAGGGAAGAAAGGTGTTTGTGAACCTGCAAGGTCCTGATAATCGTCGGACTCATTCTGAATAGGTGGCCATTGTAGGTCGAACGTTTGTCCAACACCATATGCATACCCTTCATTCAGGACATCCATGATCTCCACACCACATGCCCAGTAGATAGAGTTAGAGTATCTCTGAGTACCCGCAGGTTTGTGGGATGGCATCACTGTATATGGCCAGAATGCCACACGTATCTTACCACTGCCGCCAGTATCTGTCGAGTTTTGCTTAGCACCATACTCACCCAGTTTATAGTCATGCATGAATGACATCTTACTGTACTGTCCATTACTACTCACCATGAATCCTTGTGGATATCCACTACTGCTCTGACCAATACCAGCAGCATAGTAGTTATCGATAACCTGCATTGCTGAGTTGAAGTTACTAGCACTACCTGCCTTGAACTGTGTGTACCATGCCATGAAACCATGGGTGTTAGACATGTGAACATATGTCCTGAGGTTATCACTGTCCAGAACTGGTTTGCAAATCAGACCTCTACCATATTCAAACAGTGCATTGTAATAGATGCCGCGGCCATCTCTGACGTTTGGATTGCCACTGAACTTTCCATCACCATCGATGTTGGAACTCATGACATGTCCACGTCGGTTAGCACTTCTCTCATAGAAACCACCGTTGTAACCCTGATTGTCTGCCCACTCTTGACCATCGTAGTAGATGTCATTCCACGCTACTGACTGACCATTGGTGAGGTTAGAATTAGTATCTAACTGACCCTGATCCCAGACGTAAACCTTATCAGTCCACTGCCTTCTAGGTTTATCCCAGAGACGGATAGAAAGTCTCTTAATCCTACCACCAGAGGTGATGTTAGAACCAGTGTAGTCACCAATCCTAGGATCGTTAGAGGTTACCTCAGTCCTACCCATTGCCTCACCTGTGATAGGTGTGGTGCCAATGTCATACTGCCATGGTTTCTCGAAGACTTGATCGTCTCTATCAAAGATGATCCAGGAGACAGTAGAGATACCTGCACTAGGACCACGTTCAATATCATCAATCTCGAACTGTAACCTATCACCCTTGGCGACAGAGAAGTCACCAAAGTTATGACCGATCTGTGGCCATGCTCCGATAGGACCGTCGTAATTAATGATCGTGGATCCGTTCTTCTTCAACTTGAATCTGAATCTAATCTCCTCACTCTCAACAGAGCGAATAAGAAGACCGAATGCTTTCAGACTAAGGTTAGCAGATCGTCTACAACGAACAGTTTGTCTTCGATAGAACTCGTGAGCATACTCACCACGACATTTACCAGCGTTCGACTTGGACTTCTCAGTGTTCTTGTTGGGTGGTGTCTTGGGACCACACTTAGAACGCATGACCATACCCTGCTCAAACGCTTTGTTGAAGAGTGGATCAGAGCACTGATCTCTAACCAGAATATCAATCAGTACAGGTTCTGGTGCTGGTTGATCATACACATAGCATTCGATACCTTCATACTTCCAGGTAGAACCAGGGTGTGCGACACGATAGTACAGTTTGAAGTCATCATAGTCTTCATCACTATCAGAACCATGAAGATCTTCCCACCACTGTTCACCAGGTCCATGGAACTTCACCTTATTCCTCTGATCAGGATTCATCTTCTGGTTAGCGAAGAAGACCCAGTTACCTTCGACAGAAGCAGGGTGTTGGTATGCATTACCGTTCGATGAGAAGGAGATGCTAGAACCATTGCTACCCACACCACCATTACCATCAGGGATGAGGAAGAACACGATGTCCTTACCTGCATACTGCTTCAAGGTGCTCACAGGGATTGTGTACTGAGTGTACTCAATGTCCCTCGTGGTGTTTGCTTCGATGACTCTTGCCCAGTGGATTTCGCCACCGTCTCTGTCACAAATACAGACACCCCAACTGTTCTCATACCCAGCAGAACCTTGCTTGACACTGTACTGAATAGTGAAGGGGACATCAGCGTCACTAGGAATGACGTATGCCTGTCTCTTACTATCAAACTTAGGCGGCGTCATGCTGCCTTGCATCTTCACAATAGAATACTTGTGATCAGTTGCAGTGCTGGGTCCAGGTTTGGTGCTACCAATAAACAGAGAAGCATTACAGTCACTACCATCACTATCTCGGAGACAGAGTTTCTTACCATTGTCTTGCACACTAAGACCTTTGAGTCCAGTGTAATTAACATTGATAGTCTGACCAGCAGTGACATTCAAAGAGACACCTTTGCTACCCTTCTCTCCACTTCGAGTGACAGTTTGTCCTTGTCCGAAGTCGATTGTATTGAAGGACGTACCAGCGTTACCAGGATCATCATCCCACTGCACGTTGATTTTCAGTTGACCACTACCATCACCACCAACAACAATGTTTCCACTGCTGTTGAAGGTTGCACTGATCTCTGCCTTACCACCGTTGTAGTAACGATGCAGTTCCTGAATCCTCTCACCTTCTAGAAGGTTTCCAGACGCGAGATCCTTGTTCGGGAACACGTATCCTATAACTGTATCAATCACCTGCCCTGCTGCATCCATGGTGGCACGTTCACCAGGACCCTTGGAGTCAGGAGCACCAGGATTGATGGTCAGGAACGTGTCCTGTGTGGTCTCAGAGAAGGATCGGAAGAGGGGCACGGACCCTTTCACCCTCTCTTTCAGGATATAGAAAGCAGGTTCACCTTGGTTAGTAGTAGTGTACCCACCCTTATCAGGCTGAGGTGTAAGACCATACCTGTGGTCACTGGTGCTACCACCAGCCTCAATGACCTCAACCTTAAAGGTCAGGTCTCTCTTACCAGCATTAAAAGTGTGATCAACTTCTGTACCGATTGAAGGGAGATTGCCTGAGAAACCATCTACCCACCACCTACTATCGTACTCACCATTATCATTAATGGATTGAATCTTAACTGTTACGGTTGCACCACCAATGCTTACGTTCCTCGTGTGAGTCGTAGCACTATTGAAATACTTGTTACCTGCTGGACAGAATACCTTGCCACCAGTGTAGTTACCTGCCACATCAGTAGTCTGAACACGCAGGTTGTGCTTCACGAATGAACCAGAACCATTACCCAGAGCGTCAGCAACAGGAGTGACCATCACATTAGGGACACCTGCTGTCTTGTATTCGTAGATAGGAATACGTTCTGGGAAGCAGTTAGCAACACAGATCTTCTTAGTAACTGAGTTCTGACCACGGAAGTAGAAGGTATCACAATCCGCTGGTGGAGATCTGTATGTACCTGTTGCATATGGTTTGAACAGACAGTCCAGATAATTCTTGACGCACTTCTCCCATTCAGTATCAGGATTCTCAGGAATATCCCCAGTGTCACAGATAAGAATCTCACCTTTTCTAGAACCCTTGATATAGATCCATTGGTTTTTAATCTTTGGATACTTATATCTTTTAAGAGTGCCTGCTAGTTTCCCAAGTTCAACTTCATTACAGTCTTCACCGTCACCAATACTAGGAGGTCCATACGGAGGACCAGGAGGAACGATAGGACCAGGATTCAGATCACAGATAGAAAGGTATGGGAACAATTCACACAACCATCGCCACGGTGGTGGGTCAGGGAAGATGGGAATAGGATTCCTAGGATCAACATCATCAGGTTGTGGTTGAGGAGTCGGAACGATCTCAGGATAGCATCGCTGAACAATCTCCCTAATGACTTCACCAGGAGGAGTGTATCTAGGATCTTCCTGTGGTCCTTTCCTAGGTCTAGGATAGTTAGGACCATCATCTGGTCCCAAGAAAGGACCGATGGGACCATAGCACTGACCAACCAGATCTCTAATGACATCAGAACCATTAGGGGGAATAGGTTCTAGGTCAATCTCTTTCTTAGGTCTCGGAAGGTAAGGACCAGGGTCAGGTTTCAGGGTGACAGGTTGACCGTCGTAGCAGTTGTCTACGATGGCACGTACCAGGTCACCAGGTTGTGCCGCAGGAGGGGTGATGAGAGTACCCTGCCTGGGTCTAGGAGTGCTTACAGCAGGACTACCTGCTTCCTGAGGAACCACTGCACGAGGAGGTTCACCAGGGATGTAGCAGTTGCCTACTGTGATTTGAATTGGGTTGACGGGAGCAGGCGGTTCAGGTTCTACACCTCTCCTCGGTCTGGGATAAATGATGTTCCCTCCCACCTGGGGGAGGGGAGACTCAGGTCCATAGCAGTTGCCCACTGTGATCCGTACCTGCTCACCAGGTTGTGGTGCGACAATCGCCTGTGGTACTCCTGTCCTTGGTTTGACATACTGAGTAGCAGCAGACGTTGTACGCTCTGGTAGAGACGGTACGGGACCGCTATAACAAGGATTGCCAGCAACCATGTATCACTTTACTTTACGATGTATTTATTCTCTTCCAACCACTGCCTTGTCAGAGGTGTTGGTTCGTAGTCAGTCCACATCGTGCCACGAGCACAGGACTCCAATGCTTCCTGAGTCATGTTAGCAGTCTTGCCTGCCCAGGTTGCTTCTGCTTCCCATGGTTGTGCCGCTGGTGGATAGGTACGCTTGACCATCTCTCGCCAGATCTCAGGTACATCTTCCTCTGGTCTGATAATAGCAATCATGTTGTTCTTGATGGTGCCTGCCATACAATCTTGTGCAGCGTGCCATCCTTCATGACGTACAACACTCATCAAAATGTGAGGACGATGTACATATCTCTTGTTGAGATAGAAGTGATTGCTCACAGTATGGTACACACCACGATGTCCCACTGGGAAGTAACGCTCATCAGCAAGGTGAACATCAACACCAATCTGTTTGAAAGCAATCATGATCAGATCAAACTCATCCTTGACTGCACCCCAATCGGAATCAGGGAATGCATTCATAAGATCAATGGACGAGTCGATCTTCTCCACGTCCTTGGTGCATTCTTTGAGGAGCATACACCCCATGGCATCCATGGAGAAGTATCCCTTAGTAGGTTCTGCCATTACTGGTGCTCCCAATAGTAAAGCAGGTAGGATATATTTGAGCATAAAAAAGAGGGTCCTAAGACCCTCTGAGTATAGCACACACCGTTAGATTTTGCCAACAGTGTTTAGCGGCGACGATATAAACTATTTATAGAGCGTTGCCACGAGGAAGAACTTCTTCTGGGAAGATAAAGTTCTCATGTGGTTGGTCAACTGGTGCTAACCATGCTCTCAGTCCTTCGTTGAGAAGGATGTTTTTAGTATAGAAAGTTTCAAACTCTGGATCTTCTGCCGCTCTGATCTCCTGAGAAACAAAGTCGTAAGCACGAAGATTAAGAGCCAGACCAATGATGCCAATCGATGATGTCCAAAGTCCCATAACGGGAACGAATAACATAAAGAAATGAAGCCAGCGTTTGTTGCTGAAAGCAATGCCGAAGATCTGAGACCAGAATCGGTTTGCTGTAACCATTGAATAAGTCTCTTCTTCCTGAGTAGAATCGAATGCCTTAAAAGTATTTGCCTGCTCACCATCTTCATACAATGTGTTCTC